CATAGAGTCTCTGCGGGCTTGGGTAGCAATGTAGTGGCGTGGTGGACATACGTCAACCTCTATATTCTCTCTGTCTGTATCGTCGTAGCCAAACCCATAGTTAAATCCACAAGCTGCTGCCGTCTCAGATACTACCTCAACTTGGTACAAGCTGATAACTTCCGACACTTCGTTTATCTTCGCTTTTCTTCGTTTCTCTTGTTCGTCACGTAATTTTTCAGCGTATGTGATAACTTTTCTTTGTCCAGGCGGTTCTAGTTGGTCGTAGATGGATTGGATTGGGGATTTTGAAAGAACAGTTGGAGTAGCGTTGATTTGAATTTCTTGATCATCATCAAGCATAGCAATTAAATCTTCTGTAGAAATTTGCATTCCTTTAGCAATTTTTTCTATTGTGTCATAAGATGGAACAATGGGCTTTTTCGATTTCGGATGTTCATTTTTTTCAAGCATAGAAATATACCCTTTAGTTAAATCAGATAATTCACAAAAAGCATCCATTGATAATTTATGCTCTGTTCTATATGATTTGAGTAATTCTCCTAACTTCATTTAAAAACCCCTTTCTATATATTGTTTAATCTATTATACAACTTTAAATAAAAAAAGTAAATTTTTTTGTTTAACACACTTGACATTTTATGTTTAACGTGTTAAACTATAATCAAGCTTAAGGAAAAGGAGGTAAGGCAAATGATGGAACACATCATAAAAAGCCTAGCAACCAAGGACACTGCAACCGTCCTCTTGGCACTAGGCTTAGTCAGAGAAGCTCGTCTTTGGCATAAGCAGTACTTAGCTTACAAGCTCAAAGACAAAGAGCTTAAGAAAAAGTAGAGAAAGGGGCAGAAGCCCCAACCTCTACTTGATAGTGTACCATCATTTGCCGTGAAAAGCAATGAGTGAAGAAACTGGACTGATAATCCTAGCAGGATTTGTGATTGTATCTTTCACTATCCGTAAGATAGTGGAATACCGATGTAATAAAAAAGACAAGGACTAGGAAGGAGAAAGTTATAATGAGCGATATAGATCTTGTTTTTTACGCATGTTCTCTTCTTGTGATTGCGTCGAATCTTGTTTATTTTTTCGTCGGAATCCGAAAAGTTTCGGAGGGGCACTCACGGTTTCTCGTAGTTCTTCCATTATTTCATATTGTGTTCTGGTTAATTTGGATATTTCGCTGGACAAGTAAGTAAAAATATCAGTGATTGAATCTGATAAAGTCATTCGTTTTTCTTCAATGTTGTCATTTGAATGTAGAGAAGATAAATATCCTTCTATTTCGGTGATAATGCCTTGAGTTTTAGAGGCTAACAAGGAAGAAAAAGCCAGTTGGTATAGTTTATCAATATCGTAATGATTCAGGTCGCCATCTTTTAGTTTAGAAATAAGAGTAGAAGCCAATCTGCTGTTTTGTTCTACAAATTCAATGATTGTGCCTTTTTTATATTCTAAAATTTCATGCTGTTTTTCCAATGATTTTATTTTGAGGTCGTGTCTATTGTTTATGACAGAAATCAAGATACTTATAAATGGAGTGACGATTGCTGCGAAAGCTGTAGCGACTATGCTTATTAGAGTTATCAAATTTTGAGGTATTTCCATAATACTTCTCCAATCGTTTTATTTTGATTATACCACATTTGAAAGGGGAAATAATGTGAGACTAAAACAAAATGAATATAAAAAAACGTACTCCAGCTGCTATCTGAAGTACGCTACGGAAATTGTTCTGCTCAAACTAATAGCAGTAGTCAACAACACTTCGCTGGTATCGTCCCCAGCACTGTAGTTGAAATAAACTCTGATTCTCGATTTTAGAGTCTAGCTTTTTCGCTACTTTAGAAGTGACAGCTTGTTTAAACTTTTTGGTCGTCTAGCTAAGACGCCTTGAAAAAGCTAACTCTCCCTATTGAACCCTGCTAGCCAGGTGCGGTAGGCAAAAGGTAAACCTACAAATGAATCCAGAAGTTTACTGAGACACAGTCCCCTTCAAAAATTTTGCCAATTAACATCAGCTCCTTTCTTGTTAAGGATAATATAAATATATACAATTTTTGAAGAGGTTACATCAGTCTTGAGACCGATACAGGAGGTTGAATGGAAGATAAAGTCATCGAACTAGCTGATTACTTCATCAGCGAAAACACAACGTACAGAGAAGCTAAAATAGCGTGTGAGAAGCTATTGAAACAAGTCAGCCATGAGATTGAACTCAGGGCGATGGAAAGTCAGATTAGATGAACTTAGATAAGGAGGTAGGAATGTGCAAATTTATCTGTACCAACTAAGAAAAGAAAAAGGCATTACTCAGAAAGAATTAGCCCAAAAACTTGGTATTTCAGAAACTGCATATCGTCAGAAAGAGAAGGGGCAGAGCGCTTTTACTCAAGATGAAATGTTTTTCTTGCGTAGCTTTTTTGATAAACCTTTGCAAGATATTTTTTTACCAAGAAAGTCACCAAAACGGTAACAATGTAATTGAAAATAAAAAAGCACCTGGTTGCAATCAGGTACTCAACGGAAAGATTTGAGGAGGACGGATGGAAGAATTTATTGATGCTCTTGAAAAAGAAAAAGACCACCTTGAAAAAATCATTGAGGTAGTCAGCTCTGGTGGTAAATTTCTGAGATTGCCGTATCAAAAAAAGTCACGCTCGATTAGTGAGAATTTGAAATTGATTTCTCAAAATCTTGATAGACTGAGTGAGCAAGTTCAACAAACCACGAATCAGCATTCATGATTTCAAGATGACGAAAGAAACCTGTTTTGGTTTCCAGTTCGGAATCGTGTGCATAACGTAATATTTCTCTAGCAAAGATGGTTTCAAAATCAAAATCTTTACCATCATCGTAGATGTCGCGTTTGCTTGCTATTGTCAAATATTCTTTAAAAGTCATAAGTTATCCTCCTTTCTGCTTATATTATAGCAGAATTGAAGATAATAAAAGCACCTGACGGAAATCAGGCGCATACTTAAACAATTTAAACCATTATATCACAAAAATGCTTGCCCGCATAGTTGAGAGGATGTAGAAAATGGAAGGTATAACGTTACAGTTACGATTGGACGGCGAAAGTGCTGAATTGTTCACAAACCAATTATTGGCTTTTGCTGAAAAGCAGGTCAAGGAACAGTTAGAGAATGATCGCATGCCAATCAATCAACAGGCTTTGATGAAGAAGTTCGGCTTCACTCATGGCTATGTTAAGCAGTTAGAACGTAAAGGATTAAGATTTCGTAAGCAAGGGAAAGATATTATGTACGATGTCAATGATGTTTATGAGATTTTGGAATTAGAAAAAGAAGTACGAAAATTAAGAGCATAAGGAGATAAAAATGTTTGAACCACCATTACTAAACCAAGCTTTAGGAACTGGCGCAGTGATTTTAGGATTTATCAGCGCAGGGATCCTAGTTCATCAGTTAGAAAGACAAAAAGAGGAAGAAAGACGCCTTCAAGAAGAACAGGACACGCAAGCAATCAGAGATTATAATAAAATCCTTGAAATGGGTCGTGAGATTGAAAGAGAACAAATCCGCAAGAATATCCGTAGAGAGTTTCTAGGCTTTACATTTGATAACGAACGACCAGAAGGTTTGCGTCCTGAACCTCTAGCATTACCAGAGCCAAGGAGAGTACAATATGCAAATCGTATGGGATAGACAAGCGTGGGATTTATCCACTTGCAAGCGTAGAGAGAAGATGCGTGACCTTGAAATGATGGCGCATATGCAACATGAAATCGATGATCTCAAGAAACAATTGCAACAGGAACAATCTTTAAGAAAAAGACTAGAGTCAGAGAATTTCCAACTGAAATTAAGGAGGAAATGATGTACTTATGGAAGTGTACGTGCGCAGATTGTGGACGTGAGTTTGATTGGTACGATAACTATCCACCTCTTGAATGTGTGAAATGTGGGAGTGTGGAACTCAAAAATGAATTTAAAGGAAGGGCGTATGACTGATGGATTTACATCATAAAGGGAAGTCATTTCTCAGAGCAGAAGTGACTGAGGAACAGAAAGAATTTGTAAAATTACTAGCTGATATCAAGGGAATTCCAACTCAAGAATTTCTTGGACAAGTTGTTGCAAATTTTGTGAACAACAACAGACAACTAATTGATAAATATCAAAATGATTTGAAAGCACTGGTTGAAGATGCAAGTTCAAACGTGAATATGAACGTGTAAGGAGAGAAAAAATGACTCAAGCGGAACGAATCAGGGAATATTATAGAGAGCACCCTACTGCCTCATGTGATGAAGTGGCCGAGGCTGTTGGTACAACAAATAGTAATGTGAGAGCGAACCTGGCCAAAGACATCAGGGCAGGCAGATGCGTTCGCTTGGAAGACAAGTCATATGACTACTCGCCTTACTATAACCATACACAGGCACTCACTGAGTTGGTTGACTGGAAGAATGACAACAGACGTGAGTGGGTGGAAATGCTGACAAGAGCAGCAGAGAAAGAAACTGATAGCAACGTTATGCGTTTGCTAATCAAAGAAGCAAATAAATTGATGAAAGAGGTGACGAAGTAGATGGTTCGAAATAAATTGACAGATTTAACCAATACTCTTTTTGCTCAACTAGAAACGTTGGACGATAGAGATCTTACTGCTGATGAATTAAAAACGGAACTTCAACGATCAAAACAGATGGTCGCTATCTCTGGCCAAATCCTTCAAGCTGGCCAGTTGGCGCTAGATGCTGAAAAATTCAAAGACAAGGTAGGTGAAGTCAATGCCCCGATCGCTTTGCTGGAAGGATGAGTACACGGAGTACATGCATGAGATATGCCCTGGTCGATTAACTCCTGAAGTAACCAGGTTACTAAACGAGAAATTTGGGACGATCTATACCAAGACTCAAATAGGAGGCGTACGCAACCGCCTTGGATTACCAGTTGGGAAAATCTATCAAGGCAGATTGCTGACGAGGGAGCAATATGATTATCTTGGGTCAATTCAAAAAAATAAGATTTCTCGTGATGTCGCAAATGAAATGAACCGAAAATTCGGATTATCACTGACTGAGAAACAGATTAGGAATTATCGGAGAAGGAATAATCTACATAGTGGGTTGACTGGGAGGTTTGAGAAAGGTCAGACTCCCCACAATAAGGGAAAGAAGTATCCCAATATGCCCAAAAACAGCGGGCAGTTCAAAAAAGGTAATCGACCTCCGAATTATGTACCTGTTGGCACTATCAACTACACAACAGACGGTTATCCAAAAGAAAAGATTGGAGAACCTAATCAATGGGTTTTGAAACATCGTAAGGTTTGGGAAGAACATCACGGGCCAATACCAAAAGGGCATTCGATTGTCTTCTTGGATGGAGATAGAACAAACTACGATATTACAAATCTGGCTTGTCTATCAAAAAAACGAAATCGCTAGAATGAATCAAAATCATCTATTCACGTCCAACGCTGATTTGACTAAATCTGGTATTGGACTAACAAAACTTACAAATAAAATCAGAGAGGTAGAAAAAAATGGCTAGTTTATACGAGCTGACAGGTCAGTTTCTGACAATCTATCAAATGGATATTGATGACGAAACAAAAACGGACACGCTTGAGGCTATCGATTGGCAAGAACAATTCGAACAGAAAGCAGAAGGATATGCCCATGTTATCAAGAATCTAGAAGCCGACGTGGCCATGTACAAGGCTGAGGAAGAGAGCTTCAAAGCGAAGAAACAGGCGGCACAGAAAAAGCTGGATTATGTGAAGGATAACATTATGACAGCTATGAATGTCACAGGTCAGACAGAAGTCAGAAGTGGTGCGCTGACTTTGAAAGTGCAGAAAAATCGTGAGTCTGTCCAAGTGGATGAAGACTTACTGCCTAAGAAGTACTTTGCTAAGAAGATTGAATCGAAACCGGACAAAAAAACACTCAAAGAATTGCTGAAGGCTGGTAAGAAAATTAAAGGTGCGGAACTTGTCCGGACAGAAAAGTTGGTGATTAAGTAATGGAATTGATGAATAAAACACGAGTAACAGATTCACTAGCAGTTGTGATTGGACCAGAATCGATTGAAGTACTTGTTACTGAAGGTTTTCTATTTGATGTTGCAATTCGCTTTGTAAAAGTAGATGAAACAAATCTTGATCAAGGAAATGAAAAGCCGGTATTTACTCCGGAGTACAAACTGGTCACAGTCGCTAAATACAAGGAAAAACCTATTTTTGAATCCGAGGAAGATATTCGAAGATTCGAAAAACAAGCAAAAGAAATTAAGGCGCTATTTGCCTTCGCAAAGGTAAATAAACAAAATTGGTTTAACACAGCATTGTATCCAGGCGTACTAACGGAGAAAGTTGGTGTCTAATGAAAATTTTAGCTATTGATCCAAGCAGTAATAAAATTGAAACCAGCACAACAGGGATTGTCTTGTTGGATAATGCAAAACTTGTTGACTATTGGGTGGTCCCTTATGGTGCTCAAAACTTCAAAGCCTGGTTCAAAGAGATTGGCCGAAGTCTTGAATTTGACATAGTGGTCGTTGAAAAATTCGAAGTTAGGGACAATGATTATTCCAGGGATAACTCAGTAGTTGAGACCATTGCAGCCATTGAACTATGCTATCCGGACTTGGTTCTGCAGCGTAACGCAGGTTATCAGACAGATATACCAAATGACTTGCTGAAAGCTCTTGGGCTATGGTCCTTTGAAAAAAGCCACCACAACGATGTGAGGGCAGCTGCAAGGCTTGGGCTATTTTATGCTCAACGGAATGACATCGAGGAGGTGATTGTAGACATTGGAAATCGAATTACGCAAATGGCAAGCTGAAGCAGTTAAACGAAGCGACCGTAATTGCTCTGGGATTTTCCTTGAGGCGTATGGGGGGCGTGGTAAGACCATCTGTGCTTTTGAAATAGCAAAGCACAAGAAAGCCAAAAAGGTCCTAGTAATCAATAATCGGTTGGCCATCCTGGATGGTTGGAGCAGCACTTATCAAAATCTAGGCTACAATACTGATTTTGAATTAGAAACCATGACGGACCGTAGATTACAGAACAGACTTGCAAGCGATGAGTCTATTGAGTGTGATGTGTTCATTATTGATGAGTGGCAGAATATGTCTAGTGATGCCAATGTGAAGGCTTATCGAAAGGTCAAACGTGGCTATACTGTAGGATTGTCAGCAACGCCCATCAGGAAGAAGGGACAAAACTTCTACCCTCTAGAAAAAACATTTTTTGGGATGGCTGATCCTAACCAAAAAGAAAACTGGCAACTAGCTCACGGAAAGATGAAATATTCCAAGTTCAGCTATTCTAAGCAAGAGTGGGATGACTTCCGAGATTATGAAAGCTATGTAAGTAATCTGCCAAATTTTTTCCGCTGGGAAGAAGTAGAAGCCATTGAAGAAGCCGAAGAAAACAACGGATTTGAGGTTGTCTTTGAACCTATTTGGTGTCTAACTGCTAATCCGGAGGAATTAGAACAATTTAGAAGATTGAACATCGTTGGGAAGAATGGTAAATATGCCATGGCCAAACAGACATTTGGTCGAAAGACTTTTGAACGATATCTTACTCAGACAGGTTTTGAGATTGACTTTCCAAAGTTAAAAGCAGTTAATGCAGATACTCCAATGCTACTTCAATTGGATCTTCTGCTGGCCAGTAAGACAGACATGTTGATAGTTAGCAAATCCAAGCAGATTGTAGAGGTTATCAGAGAGCGGCACCCGGAAATTGGTATTTGGACAGGAGACAAGAAGGACTCTCTTGAACAGACAAATGTGGTTGCTACAAGCCAGGTTTTGGGTGTAGGGGTTGATGGCCTTCAGCATAAATTTAAAACTATTGTGGTCCTAGACCCTGTTAATCCATCTGATGGAGATTATGACGATTATCGCCAACTTTTATGGCGAGTAACAGGCAGCCGTCAACAACATGACGTGCGTGTCATTGAATTTTATTTTTAAGGAGAATCAAAATGAAACTTTCAAGTGATTATATTGTAATGCGTAACAAAGAAAACGGACAGTTTTTAAATGAACTCAAGAACAATCGTTCTTCATTAGCTACAAAGGCCGTTTTTGTGGACAATATTCAAAGTGCTCTTACAATGCCATACAATTCTTATCTCGAACAGAAAACAGCGGTAAAAGCAGCGGCCAAAGTACACGGAATGGAGATTGTTCGGGTTAAGGCTACATTTGATCTAACTTATCCAAATGGTGGAGAAGTTCAAAAAATCGAGTGTGAGAATAAAAATATTGGTTTGTTTGACCTATTGAGAAGTTTATAAAAGGGGGATTTATGGTAACAAAACAACAATCCTCAATCTTTGTCACTTTACAGAGCATCCAGCAGAGTTTGGTTGCTCCGAAAGGACAGTATAACAGTTTTGGGAAGTATAGCTATCGGAGCGCCGAGGACATCTTAGAAGCGCTGAAGCCAATCTTGCAGGAACATGATGCGGTGTTGATTTTGCAAGATGGAATTGTGCAAATTGGCGACAGGTACTATGTTGAAGCAACTGCGACTCTTTATGCGGTTGGTGAAACTATTGGGACTACAGCCTATGCTAGAGAAGATGATAGCAAAAAAGGGATGGATGGTAGTCAGGTTACAGGGGCGGCTTCAAGTTATGCACGTAAATACGCGCTCAACGGACTCTTTATGATTGATGACAATAAGGATCCTGAAACGGATGAATATCATAATCAGAATAGCCAAGCAGGCCGTACGTCGCAAAAACCAGCTCAAAAAACAAATAGTAAGCAAGAGCAATCGGCCAATGCTTCAGCTAAAAGTAACATTACGGGAGAACAGGCTAAAGCCATTCGGACAGAACTCAAAAATATGGCTGAAGCTACAGGGAGTCCTGCTGCAACAATTGGAAAATGGTTCATCGATAAAATGGGTGTTGATAAACCTGAAAGCATTCCAGCTGATCGATTGAAGGAAGCTCAGAAGATTATCGCAGATGCGAAGAAAGCAAGAGGTATTGAGTAAGTGATTGATCTAGAAGAATTCAAGAAAATGAGAAATGAAAGTACTATACCTGAAAAAATAAAACAAGTTGAAGAAATAATCGATTTTCACTTGAAAAAACTTGCTCATACACCAGAGAGGGACTCGGACGGTAGATTTAATTTAAGGAGATTTTATTTACCTGAATTAGAAACATCTCATAGTGCAAAAGCTGGTATATTGACAGAACTTGGGAGAAAAATGAGTGCTATCGATCCTGATTTGCGTAGTATTGTACGAAAAAATATTGTCTCAATGTACTCTTCGTCCGGCTATGAAATTACTTGGGAAAAAGAAGATGTTGGATTTGAAAAAAGAGCATTTGTAATTCGTATTAAAAACATCTAAAGGAGACTGAAACTAATGATCAATAATGTTGTACTTGTGGGGCGCATGACTCGTGATGCTGAGTTGCGTTATACCCCATCAAATGTAGCAGTTGCGACTTTTACTCTTGCAGTAAACCGTAC